CATAATTCACCGAGTATTCTACCAAACTTACCAGTTTTATCTTTATGTGTCTTAAGTATAATACCGCCTTCATCATCTAACATACCCGTCAGAAACTTTTTAGCAGCTAACCCGTATTTCTTTTCTTCTAAATCCCGTGTTCTTGATTCTGGTGTATCGATACCAAATAATCTTATACGTTCTTTATGCATCCACACACCAAAACCTAAATCGATATCTACGTCTACTGTATCACCATCGACTATCTTAACTATCTTTACTCTATATTCATACATTGTTAACTCGCACTATCTAAAATTGTTGTTGAAAATCCAAAGGTACTGTCATCGAGACCGATAACGTCAGATGGATTAGGAGTAACCACTATAGTTTCTAATCCTATATCTGAATCATTTAAACCAGCATTGATGTCAAATATTTTTGTTCTAGCATCACGAATGATACTATTGTCTGTGATTGGACCATGATAACTTAGCTTCATCTCAAAGTCCAAACTGTAAATTATTGTTCTTCTCTGCTCCATTGCTCCTTCAAAATCATCAGAAAAACTTACACCATTAATTATTACTTGTATATCTTCTTTAAAATCCGGATATTCGGTTTGAAATGGTTTTATTGTAAGAGCATATTGCGGATTAAAAGTTGGCAATATCTGTTCAATGATTTGTAATGCGTCATCTTGTGATTTAGCATATGCATTAAGTTGAAAGTTTATTGAATAAGGAACTGGATTGAAAAACTTTTGTCTCTTTGTTGTATCACCAGTTGAAGATATTGTTGTAAAGTTACCAACCTTTGCTAACTGTCTTTGAGCATCATAGGATATTGAAGTAATTTCAAATGACATTCGAGGTAACTTAATTGCAACTTGTGTATCTTCATTTAAATTAGGATTCTCTCTTATTCTTTCAAGATATTTTTGTTTCGGTGCATATGATAACGGTACTTTTAATTGACTAATGACAGCACCTGAAGAATTTTTACGAATAACATATATGTTATTAAAAAGCCTGCCGAACAGCGCCACAGCTTTTTTAGTTTTTGAATGATAGAAATGCGTGCCGAACATTAGTTATTACTCACATCGCCGAATGGATTAGATTCACTGAAATCAATAAAATCTGCACCGGTTGAAAAATCTTCATTTTGTTCATTTCCTGATAACTGATTATCTTCTACTACTAAAGTAATTACACCGCCTGCTCCTGTTGTCAAACCAACTACTTTATTATTGACTGCAAAGGTATGATACTTTCCATCATCAGCTCCCGCATGAATTATATGAACTTTATCATCTGAATCTGAATATTTAACAACTTCTCCACGCATTATTGTGTCACCGCTCGGGCTCGTAATCGTTTCACCAACTTGAAATGTTGTAGGTGCAGGATCTGAAAATTTTATTGTAGGATTGGTATAACTAGCTCCTGGATTTGTAATTATAATACTATTAATTTTACCGTTGTTATCATCTATAGTTGCGGTGATAGCCGCACCAACTCCAGTTGAATCAATAACAGTTACTGTAGGAGCTACAAAATAATTACTGCCACTATCAGTAATTGTAAGACTTTGTAATGCACCAGCACTCAACGTTGCAGTTGCCTGTGCACTATCTCTTGTGTTATTTAATGAAAGAATATATTTGTATGCATATTTAGCTTCAAGATCATCAAGCACATCAACACCGGTATCCATATTTTCGCCAGTATACTCATAAAGTTGACATCTCATTTTATAAACAGGTAAATTACTCAATTGGTAAAATGGTTGTTCGTGCTCTACATGCATAATTTGAAAGAAAGATTTACTTAAAGGAAGATATATTACATCACCTTCTATTGGTCTTTCAACGGTAATCTCATTATCATATCTTTGTACAGCATCTGCCCATCTTCTTCTTGATACTATAAATGTTGCTTCATCTCGTATTTCTACACCAAATCTTGTAAAAAGATCACCTTCTCCATCAAAGCCTTCTGTGTTCTCAATATACATTTCAATCATATGCGATGAATTAAAACTTGATACTGGATCATCTCCAAGTATTCTGTCTTCATTCACAAGATCGCGTGGTAAATAGTATACGTCTTGACCATAGGTCTTAAGCGCCTCAATAACTATATCTTCATAGAGGTTTTGCTCTGATCGTACTTTTTGACTGAAATATAAATTAGTTGCCATATCATCCTACGAAAAAGTCAGGTGGAAATTCGTGTTCTAATCTCAAGTTTTCTCTGAGAGTTGCAATCTCTCCAGTTGCATCATCATATATTTGTCTTCCGTTTAAAATGACTCCTCCAGGTAGCTGCATGCCTTCAAACTTAATTAAGTTTTGACCCCACTGCTGTTTAATTAATGCAGTTGTATATTCTTTAATAAACATATCATTAAATATTGATGTGTGTTCAGTTTCACTTACTTCAGTATAAACTTCTGCTACAATATAATCACCTTCTTTAATATCACCATCAGCAAAATCTCCAAAAATATATAATCGATTTTGTCTTCTTGAAAACTGAACTTGTGGCGTACCATTTAATTTCATATCAAGTAAAGAAAGATATTGTTGCATTTGTTCATAGTATGCTAAATCACCAGCAAAGTTCATTAAATCTGCAATATCGTTTAACATCATTTGATACTTAATATCAAAAAAGTTTCTAGAATTATTAAATGAACTTGAGAGTGGAAACATTTTCGAAACAAAAATAATATTATTAGCTAATGTAATATATTCATTAGTAACATCATCTGCAGTAATTTGATGTTTAAGATACGTTCTTATAGTGGCATCAGAATGAAACTCACGATAATACTGTAAAGCTTCGTCTACTCGGTCTTCCAGTTGGTCTTCATCAACATTGACTTCGATAACCGGTTCACCTAGACGTCTTTTGCAATAGTCTATGAGAGTTGCACGTGATGTAGGAGTTGCCATTTTAAAATCCTTTTATGTTATTTATAACATTACGCGTATTAAGTTAACATTCATTTTTGTCTCTTCTGTTAATGCCATACTACTCTCCTAATTATGCTGTCATATAAGTTAATTTTATTATCATATTAGTTGCTGATGTAAAATCAGAGTGTATAACTTGATTGTAAGCTGCATCACCAGATGCCCCATAATAACCAACTACTTTTGTATCATTTGTTTGTGAAAAAAAGAACATACAAGGCTCATTTCCCATAGCATTACCCCAAGCATTCCCAACATTAGCATCTGTATTAAGAGTATTTATAGTAAAAGGTAAAGTCTTAATCTTTAAACTGGTACCACCAGTTGAATCTGAAAAATTTGATATTCTAGCATAACAAGTAACCAAATTACCTATTTTAATATATCTAGCACTACCAGAAGCAACAATTATAGTTCCACTATCAACAGTTGGTGTCCAAGTTCCCTCTTCATAGTCATCCAAAAGATTAGCTGAACCAGTGCCACCTAAGTATACACCACCAGTAACTTCTATACCATTTGATACTGTTTTAATTTTAGTTGAATTATCAAATTTAGCAAAAAAAGAACTATTTTTATCTGCACCAAATAAATTCTCAGAATTATCAGCACTATTAACTCTAAATACGTCAGTAAAAATAGTAAAAGGCATACCATTATCAGACAAAATTCCATTATTATTGCTAGTATGACCTATCTTAATATCTGCACCAGCACCAATATGTAAAGAATTAGTATTAAATGTAAAGTCACTAGCATCATTTGGCAAAATAACATTGCCACTGCTGTCTATTTTCATACGTTCTGTGCCACTAGTACCGAGAGTTATATTCCCAGCTTGGTCATTATATAAATATAAATGTTTATTTGCTGTGCTTAAATATCCTATTCTTCCAAGAAGAGCATCTCCAATACCACGATAAAATTCCATATATGGAGCGGCATCAGTTGTACTTGTAGATGTACTATCACTAAGTCTTAATACCGCCGTGCCACTTACACCCGCAACATTTAAAGGAACTTGTGGAAGCGTTGTCCCAATACCAACATTACCTGCTGATGTTATACGCATACGTTCTGCTGCTACAGCATTAAGAGGTCTTGTAATAAATGCTAAACTACTTTCTGAATCACCTGAACCTGAAACACAGGCAATACCACTAGCACCATTTGTGTATGTTGTAGCATCAGTTATAAAAGCAATACCAGTTGCACAAGTAGAATCATCAGTTGGATTTTTGACAAGTATGTCTGCATAAGTTGTGTAGTCACTAGCACTGAAATTAGTTGTTCTAGCAGATGGCTCAACCATAAGAAGAGTAGACGGACTACTAGTACCAATACCAACATTACCACTGCTGTCTATTCGCATACGTTCTGAAGTCGATGTTCCTTGTGGTACTCCAGTTCTTACAATAAATTGTTGAGCATCAATACCTAATGTTCTTACATTAGTATTCTCACTTCCTTGATATACTGTTATGTTTGCACCAGCTAAAGAGTGCTTGACAGTGCCATCCTCAATGTTCAATCCACCAGTTGAACTAGTAATAATATCTAATTTACTTTGAGGACTACTCGTACCAATACCAACATTACCGCTAGTAAAGTAAACATCACCTGTATGCTTTAGCCCAATATCCGCAGCACCAGACCCAGTTCTATTAATAATAAAATCTGCATCAGCAGAGCTACTTGCATAATAAAGCTCTACGCTCT